CGGGAGCCACGGGAGCCACGGGAGCAGCCTGCAGATTCATTCCAGCCTGTATAGCCATCTGCAGAAAGTCCGAGACGCTTATGGTGATGGTGTCTTGTGTGTTCGTCATTATTGTTTCATCCTTGTGTAGGTGGCGCTCGTGCGCCTATGTGATGAAACCATCATAACACCGTTCACCATTACCGTCGCCTGTCCATAGTTTGTATGGGGAAAGTCGGGGTCAATGTTAAATCATTACCCTACTGGCATGCGTCTTTCCATGGTATTTCACGATATCCCACGCTACAGAGGCACCCGATCACGCTACAGAGGGGAGGGAAGGCTACAGAGCGACAGAGCTACAGACGCAACGCCCACAGACCTCGATGGGGGGGGTATAGGGGGGGGCGGGGGTGCGCGCGTGTGTATATATTACCTTGGATCTGCAGATTGTTTCAAATTTGATGAATGCTTGTCCGTTTCGTTGTCCGCTGCGCGTATGTTAGTGGTCGTTAACATGAACGCTGTCCATGTGATATTAGCTTCTCGCTTTGCAGCGGGGCCGCCCCCAGCGGACCCGCACCAGCGCAGGCTCGCTTGGGGGAAGTATGGCTCTCTTTTTCTACGACGCTGGACTGTAGTAGCCGCTCTGGCATTCGTGGCCCCTGAGGGGGGCCACTCATTAAAGCATTGTTTCTGGCGTTCTAACATCGGGTGTGAAGGTTGGCTTCGCTGCTCCTCCTACTGGGGGTGCGGGATACCTGGGTTCGATCCCCAGCACATCCACCCATCCTTCTAGCGGAGGGGCGTCTACGACCCCCGACGCTGTACGCTGTCCACGGTATGGACATGGAAGCTGGAGAGACGCCATCTGATTATCATTGGTCTTACAATTCGGCGACGGGGGAGGAGGATCCTCCACCGATTGTGCTGACGTATTTGGAGAATTTGACTTCTCTGGAGCATGATCGTTTGTCTGATAAGGCGTGGGCTGCCGAGTTTGGGATTGCGGATCGGACGTTGCGGCGTTGGAAGAAGGATGAGCGGTTTCGGAAGCTGTGGACGAAGATGGCTGACAATTCGGTGTTGGGGCCTGACGCTATTTCGCCGATTTATCATGCTGCGTTGAAGATTGCTGCTGATCCTGATCATCCGAAGTGGGATGCTGCGTCGAAAATGATTTTGTCGTTGGCTGACAAGGTGCGGCCTCCGACTCTTCAGGTGAATGTGACTGCTGAGGATCGGTTTACTAACATGTCTGACGATCAGCTTCAGGCGTACCTGGCTCAGGGTAAGGACGTGTTGGAGATCGGCCCGTCGTGAGCTTGGGCGGCGATCAGGTCGAGTTGGCCCGTAGGGAGGCTGGTTGGCGTCGTGGCGCTGCGGATCCTCATTGGGTCGCTGAGCAGGCTTGGAAGATTCAGCATCCGTTGGGTGAGCGTCTGTTCACTCTTAGGGCTTCTCAGTCTGAGGCTCTTCAGCGTTGGTTGGATGGTGAGAACAGCATCACTCTTAAAGCGCGTCAAATTGGCTGGTCGACGTTGGTCGCGTTTTACGTGTTTTGGTTGGCGTTTTGGTTTCCGAACACTCGGATCATGTTGCTTTCTAAGGGTGAGCGTGAGGCTCAGGAGTTGTTGGGCAAGGTCAAGTTTGGGTTGGATCGGATCCCTGGGTGGCTTCAGGCCCGTGGGCCTCGGGTTCGTACTAGCAACTTGACGAAGATTGAGTTGTCGAACGGGTCTGAGATTTTGTCGTTGCCGTCGGGCAATAACCCTGCCCGTGGGTTTACGGGTCGTTTGATTGTTGTTGATGAGTTCGCGTTTTTGGAGAACGCTGGCGAGGCTTGGGCTTCGATTGAGCCGACCGCCGATATTGGCGGTCAGCTCATCCTTCTCAGCACAGCGAATGGGTCTGGTAACAAGTTTGAGGATTTGTGGGTGCGTGCCCAGTCAGGCAAGTCTGTGTTCAAGCCAATGTTTTATGGCTGGGATTCGGTTTATGAACGCGACGAGGATTGGTATAAGCAGAAGCAGTTTGATTTGCCTGAGTGGCAGCTTCATCAGGAATATCCGTCGAATCCGTCTCAGGCGTTTATTCGTTCTGGGATGATGGTGTTTAACGCTGAGTTGTTGGAAGAGTTGAATGCTGGGGCTAAGGAGCCGTTGTTGACGGTGAACCTTGAGGGGCCAGGCCCAGATTTTCCTCGGACGTTTGAGCCTGTGCCTAGTACGCCGTCGAATTCGTTTGTGCATGTTTGGGAAGAACCTGATGAGAGCACTTCTTACGTTATTGGTGCTGACGTTGCTGAAGGTTTGGCGCATGGCGACTACAGTTCGGGGCATGTGGTGTCTGTGGGCGATGAGCCTCGGGTTGTTGCCGAGTGGCACGGCCACATTGAGGCTGATTTGTTTGCCTATGAGCTGTTCAAGTTGGGTACGTGGTACAACACGGCCCTGATTTTGCCTGAGGTTAACAATCACGGGTTGACGACGGTTACTGAGCTGCGAAAGTTGGGTTATCGCCGAATTTGGCGAAGGATGTCGTTGAATTCGGCTACTCGTAAACGTCAGATGGAATGGGGTTGGAAAACGACCAGGGTGACGAAGCCGTTGATGATCGATGGTCTTCATCAGTGGATGAGGGTTCGTAGGTCGGCTGGTGTGCCGTCTGTTGCTGCTTGTGCAGAGTTGGCCCGTTTCACCCGTAACCATCGGGGCCAGATGTCTGGATCTCCGCACGATGACCGCGTCATTTCGTTGGCGTTGGCAGTGCATGCGTTGGACTTTGCTTACTCTCCCGAATATCAGGAAGAAGTTGTTCACCCGTACGGGTCGATGGGCTGGTACGAGGAACAGGTACAAAAAATGGACGGCGAAATGTCGTCTGACGAGGAATGGGTCATCCACTGACTTTGTAGAAGCCGAACACTGTCCACTAGGGGCTTGAACGCATTCTTTTCCTGATTGGGAGTTCAAATGGGTCCAGATAAACTTCAGTACGACAGCACTGGTGCTGGTGAGATGGTGAAGTCACACAGTGGCGAAATCATGGGTGGCTTTGCGTCGCCTGGGGGTGGCTCGTCTACCCCTTCGTCGGCTTCTGGTGACGTTGTCGCTCCTGGCAACCAACACGCTGGTTCTGACGTACGCACTATCACTGGCGCAAGCGGTGGGGCCATTGGTGGTTTCGCCTCTCCTGGCGGCAGCCAGGAAGTCTGATACGTTTGCCTGATGGGCATCCGTACCGCCAGCGCTGAAGAACCAACTCCCACAGTGTGGGACTTGTCTTACGAGCCGTGCCCTTGTGGGGGCACGGCCCAACGCTTTTTTCATGAGACAAGAACGTTTTACCCCGTGCCATGCGAAGGCGAAGCCACAGGGCAACGTGTTTCGTGGGAATGCAAGATGAAACACCACCATAAAGAATTTGCTCAAGGGCGCGACCCTGTCGGCAAAGGTGGAACCCCGTTCCGTGTTTCGGCTGCTGAAGGCTGGACACAATTTGGGGCGATGAAAGAATCACAAGACCACGCCCGCTCTGAAGGCGTAGATCTTCAGCGCTCTTCCCGTTCGTAGGAGAAACCATGCCTGTATTTGGGCGGAAGCCACCACACAAGCCGCAGGCAGAACTTTTGTCCTACTACGGGGGCGAACTTGAACGTTCTCGTTCTTGGCGAGAATCCGAGGGTTACGACGCCCTGTGGACCGACATGGTCAACATCTACAAAGGCGACTCAATCATTCCTGGCGGCGGTTCGGCTGATGATCGCATAGCGATCAATCAGGCGTTCTCAACGATCAATGTGATTTATCCTGCGATTTCGGTTTCTCGGCCAGAGATCACAGTGCAGGCAAATCGGTCTGACATGGAATCCCGTGCCGTGTTTGTTCAGGCAATGGTTAACCACCAGTGGGAGCGTTACCGCTTTCAGGAGCCGTTCCGTCGCGCCGTTAAAGATTCGCTTCTTGTAGGTCACGGCTGGTGCAAGATGCTTTGGTCTTATGAGGAGACTGAGAAAGATCTGACCGAAGAAGAGTTTGCTGTTCGGTTCCAGTCGGCTTTGCAAAACGAAACTGCTATAGCTGCTGAAGAAGAACGTGACATGGTCACGGACGAAGAGTTAGCGACGCAGATCATGTCGCAATCAAAGCAAACGCTGGTTGATCGTCCCGTTATGGAACGCATCTCCGTTCACGACATGTTTGTTAACCCTGAGGCTACGTCGTTGGAAGATGCCCGTTGGGTAGCTCAACGCATCGTGCGTCATATCGATGATGTTCACAATGACCCTGCCTATTCAAGGAAAGCGCGAGAATCGGTTCAAGCAGGGCTTCTACTCTCCGATTCGCAGCACAAGACGGCAGAAGAAAGCTACAAATCGAAGGAACTAGTCGAAGTTTTCGAGTTCTACGATTTGCATCGCAAAACGATGTCGACCTTTGCTACGGGTGCCCGAGAGTACCTGATTCGTCCTCGGGCGATGCCGTACGCTTTCGGTCACCCGTTCGAACAGCTCCGCAACTACGAGATCCCCGACCATTTCTATCCGATGGGAGATTTGGAATCGGTTGCTCCTCTCATCAAGGAACTATCTAAGACTCGTTCCGAGATGATGAACCATCGTGCCCGTTACGCACGCAAATACATTGCACGCAAGTCGGCTATCAACAAGGCAGACCTGTCGAAGATTGCATCAAAACGTGACGGTGAAGTGATCTTCATCGAAGATGACAACGTCCCACTAAACGACGTTATTCAGCCTGTGAATCAGGTTTCGATGGACCCTGGCCTGTATAACTGGTCGCAGTTGATCACACAAGACATCGAGGACATTTCGGGAGTTTCCGAGTTCATGCGTGGCGGCGGCGGTCAGATCCGCCGTACCGCCACAGAAGCATCGTTGATGCAAGATGCTGCGAACGTTAGAACTGCTGAGAAACTGGACCGTGTAGAAACGTTTATAGCTCAGCTCGCTACCAAACTTCTCCAAATCAACCAGCAATACGTGACAGGGCAGCAGGCCGCTAAGATCGTTGGCCGAGACGGTGCCGCTTTGTGGGTGCCGTACACCCGAGAAGACATCAAAGGCCAATACGATTTCCGTGTCGAGGGCGGTTCGACCGTTCCGAAGAACGAAACATTCCGACGCCAGTCGGCGCTCGGAATGTTGCAGGCAATGACCCCGTTCATTCAGTCTGGGCAGGTCAACGTTCAGGAACTGATGCGGGTCGTTCTCCGAGACGGGTTCAACATCAAGAACCCTGAGAAGTTCCTGCAACAGCCGCAGCAGCAAGATCCGATGGCTCAACAGGGCGGAATGCCTGGTCAGCAAGCTTTGAGCGCAGGCGGCGGCGGAAGCGGAGCTGACGCTCCGCAGCTTGAGCCAGCTCAGCAAGCAGAAGCTGACGCTGCCGCTCAACTAGGCTTATGAGATGAAGATCGTTCCCTTTAACCGCTGGACGGGTGAAGGCCAATGGTGGCCCACGGTTCGGCTCAAAGGCGTGATGAGCGGCATCATTGTTCACCATTCGGTGACAAAACCCACGGCTAACGCTGCGGCTGACGCTCGCAAAGTTGAAGAAATCATTTACCAACGCAGATTCAAATCTCGTTTCTCGATGATTGCCTATAGCTGGCTGATTCACCCCAACGGCCAGATCTTTGAAGGTCGCGGCCATCTGTGGCGCAACGGAGCAAACACAAACAAGAAAAAAGGGTCGCTGAGTAATAGCAACACTGTTTCGGTTTGCATGATCGGCGATTACCGCACCGACGAAATCACAGATGCTCAACGCTCAGCGTTCTGGTGGCTAGTGCAGCACCTCCAGCAGACAGCGACAGTTAAACCAGATGCTGGGGTGTTCCCCCATTCTGATCTCGCCTGGACCGAATGTCCATCAAACGCTATGGACGGGCTGAATCGGCCACTTCCCGAGGAGGAAGACGACGACATGATTACCTGTATCGACAAGTTGACAAACGACGCATGGGTTTGTTCGGGCACCAAAGCCCGACCGCTTAACGATGTGGCTCAGTGGCTGGCAACGTGGGAAGGCCCGATACGTCGGGCGAACAACATGAAGCATGTCATTGATGACCTGTACGAAGTCACTTCCTGAACGCCGTCTAGGCATAATGTAGGAGCAACCCAACATTTGGGACTCTTAAGGAGCAATCCGTGAATCAGACCGAAAGTGGACTCCCAACTGGAGCACCCGCCTCAAGTCAGCAGCAGCAGAATTCAGAAATCTCCCTACCTGACGGTTCGGTGATCAGTCTGGAAGAAGCAGCACAAGGCTATATGCGTCAAAGGGATTACACCCAAAAAACGCAAGACTTAGCCAACCAGCGTCGTATCGCCCAAAGAGGAGTTGATCTTCTTCAGGCGCTCGACAACGATCCCAAAGCAACCGTTGATCTGATTGCAGAGACTTACAAAGTTCATGTTCCGCAGGCGTCAGCGCCTGCGGCAGCTACGAACGAGTGGGGCGAAACAATCGAGGCTTCTACGCAGGACACCGCAGAGGTGGCTGCTTTGAAGTCTGAGGTTCAGCAACTTCGGGGGACTGTCGGGAATGTGGCACAACAGCAGCAGCGTTCTGTTTTGATGAACGAAATCGCTGAGGTTCAAGCTCGTTATGGTGATTTTGATCAGGATGTTATTCTTCGGCATATGCAGGCGAATGATATTCCAACGGTCGAGATGGCTTATCGGGATTTGAACTGGGCGTCTGCACAGGAAGCGGTGTCTACACAGCGCGAACTGGAGCAGGAGCAGCAGCGGGTTCTGGATGAGAAACGTGGAATGCAGGGTGTTGTGGCAGCGGGTGCTGGAATCCCTGGAATGAATACAGACACTGGTCCGAAAGAATACAGTGCCTCGTCCCAGGGTTCATGGCGAGATTCTCTCGCCGAGGCTTTCCGAGATTCGATGTCAGAACGTGGCTTTTCGAATGTTGGAGATCCTTTGCTGAACGGCTGACGTTTGGCTGATCCCATCCCATCTACTCCTTAGGAGTCAATCATGGCTTTCGGTTATAAAGATACCGATGCTAACTGGTCAGATATTCTGACCACGACCTTTGCGAAGGTCACACCACAGTTCATCGATCAGGTCTTCCAGGCCCGTCCTCTCGCTTATTTCTTGGCGCAGGCTGGTCAGGTCATCCAGATCGATGGTGGCGCACGTATCCAAGAGGCTTTGATCGGCCTTGACAACTCGGCGAACACAGTCACCTACTCGGGTGCGACTGCTATCAACAACGTCGCTCAGGAAGAAGTCACTTCGGCGATTTACGATTGGAAGCAGCTTGCTTCTACCGTGTCGATCACTGGTCTTGAAGAGGCTCAGAACAGCGGCGAAGCTGCGTTCCTTGATCTTCTCAACACCAAGATCGAGATTGCCCGCGAATCTGTTGTTCAGAAGATGAACAGCATGTTCTGGGGTGCCTCGCCTGACAGCACCGACTTCCACGGCCTTACCCTTCTGGTCAAGGACGTTGTCTCTACTGTCGGCGGCATCACCCCTGGTGATTCCCCCGACGATTACTGGTGGAGGTCTGCGGTTCACAACGCTGCTCAGGCAGCTACGGGACCGACGGCTGGCATTGCGGGCTTCGCTCACACCGATGGCACGGTTCTCGACCGTGAGATGATGACGAACGTCTTCAACGATGCTTCTGTGGGTGGCGACACTCCGCAGTTTGTCATCACCACTCAGGAACTACACGAGCATTACGAGTCACTGCTGCAGGCGAACATGCGTCACACCGACGCTAAGCTCGCAGACGCTGGCTTCCAGGCTTTGGAGTTCAAGGGCCGTCCCGTCTTGTTCGATGACGATTGTCCCGCTGGTGAGATGTACTTCATCAACCCGAAGTACCTGCGCCTCAAGGTTCACAAGGACCGCTTCTTCAAGGCTGGACCCTTCATCCAGCCGACCAATGCGGATACCCGCACCATGAAGATGCTGACCTACGGCAACCTCACGATCAACTCCCGTCGTCACCAGGGAATGATCTACGGCCTCACCACTGCCTAATCCAGGGCGAATGGTTTGAGTGGAGCGGGTCAGATCTTAGGATCTGGCCCGCTCCAAGGACGAACGTTGGGAGAGGTCTGTGGCATACAATCTTGCAAGTTTTCGTGAGCTTATACGGGCAACGTTGGACTTGGATGCGACGGATCTCCCTGACATTCTCGTAGACGATTGGATTCGTGACGGCGCTACTCGTGCCCAAACGCGTCGCCAGCAATGGCCGTTCTATGAGAAAGACTGGACGTTCAACTCTGTTGACGACCAGGGCACATATACGTTGGCTGATATTCAGGCCGACAGTGGAAGTACCGATGCGATAGCTGAGATCCGTCAGATCCGCGGCCCTGATTGGGATCTGCGATGGCAGGACATCACAACGCACGACAAAACGAACCCTCGGGGTTCTGTTTCTAGCGGCACTCCCAGGTTCTGGTCGCAGTGGAACAACAGCGATGTGATCTTGGATCCTGTCCCTAACAATTCGACTGATACGTTCGTTGTGCGCGGTTACGCTAAGCGTGCCGATTGGGTTTCGGATGGGGCTGCTGCCGTGTCAGATATGCCTGTCGAGTTCGATAACACGATCCTGAATTGGGCTATCGGTAAAGCGCACGCTCAGCAGGGCGATCCTGCTTCGGCGTTGCATTATGCCGACATGGCCGATCTTCGGTTGCGGGAACTTGTCAGATACTACGACGATCCTTCTCCCAGCCACGAAGTCACTTTCGGCGGCGATTACAACCGTCAAGTAGGCGGGTTGTCGGATCCTCGCTTCGCATGGGAGTGAGCTGAATGGCTATAGACGTTCGTAGAGGTGGTGCGCGACCCCCGCAGTTGAGGCTGGATCCGCAGGTTGATTTCACTGGCGGGTTAAACGCTATTGAAGATCGTTTCCAGTTGGCTCCGAACGAGTCGCCCGACTGTTTAAACGTCGACATTCATCGGCGTGGCGGTGTTCAACGCCGCCGTTCTGTGCGTTCTTGGGGCACCTATGACCCGTTCGGTGATGCCACTGTCCCTGCTGAGTTGTTTGAACATCGCGATCAGATAAACGACTCGGCCAAAGTGGTCGCTACCAGAGGCGACGGCGTCAACGCTTTGATGGCTGTTGGGGTTGGGGCTGGCTGGACGGCTGTTACCAACACGGGCCAAGACGAGATCTACGATCACGCCATGATGAACGGCAAGTCATGGTTTGCTTGCAAACTTCAAGCCACCCAGTCGTGGGAAACCCCGTCAGGGGTTCCTGACGGTGCCACAGCCGTAATCCCTGATTCGGCGGGCGCATACCAAAACGACTATGCGACAGCAGCAGGCAACATCTTTCCCCATTGCCAATTTGTGGAATCTCACGGCGGGTTCATGTGGGCTGCCTGGACCGACGAGGGAGCAATCACTCACCCGACCCGTGTCAGGTTCTCGCATCCTGGCTACGCAGACAGGTGGTCTGAGGACGACTGGATCGATGTCGGCGACGAAGACGGCGACCAGATCGTCGCTATCAAATCGTTCCGTGATCACCTGCTCGTGTTCATGCACCGCTCGGTGCATGCCGTGTTCGGCTATGACCGCCAAAACTTTCAAGTCGTCAAGGTGTCGTCTTCTGTAGGAGCCGAATCAAAGAAGAACATATCGGTCACGCCGCAGGGTGTTTGGTTCTTTTCGCCTGATCGGGGGGTTTACTTCTATAACGGTGATGGGGAACCTCAGTGGGCGTTTGAGAAGATTTGGCCGCTGATGGATAACGGCTCGTTTAACGAAGCTTCGTTTGACGATGTCGTTGTTGCTTCTGTGAGCGGCAAGATTTGGGTTTCGGTTCCGCAAGATGACGGCACGGATGTGACGTTTGTGTTTGATCCAGCCGTTGGGGCATGGGTTCGTTATGGTCTTGCTATCACTGGTCATGTTGAGTTCCAGAATTCTTCTGGTTTGGTTGAACATTTGGCGTCTACAGCGGGTAACGCTGGTTTGATCAAGTTGGACTCTGGCACGGCGTCTGATTCTTTCAACGATGCGGCATCGCCTGCAGAGGTTGTCATCGATTCGTACTATGTGACGCGGTGGATGGATGGCGGGTCGCCGTTTCTTCCGAAACGGTACAAGAAGCCTGAGTTTATTGTGTCGGGCGTTTCTACTCACATCATTCAGGCTCATATCTATTTTGATTATTCAGATGCGACTGCTGCGAAGACTTTGCAGTTGAACGTGGTTGGGGATCTTGCGTCTACGAATTTGGTTTGGGACGACGACGACGGCAGTGCCGATGACAACCCGTCAGCCCAGTGGGATGACGGGCAGTGGGCTGTTCAGTCGGCTGCAACTCAAGACGAAATTGTTCGTGGCGGCACTATCGGCGGTTCTGGCCGTGCTGTCGCTATCAAATTTGTTGGACCGTCCGATGTCCAGTGGGAAATAAGGGGATTTACCCTGAAGTACCTAGCTAAGAAACCGAGATCTTAATATGGTTGCAAATGTAGTTATCCCAAATACTTTCGTTGCGTCTACCGATGCGATTGCTGCTGAGGTGAACGCAAACTTCGTCGCGCTTCGTGACCACATCAACAACTACATGGTTACTAACGACGGTGTGGTTGCTGTAGCTGGCACTCAGGCTTTGAACGATGTGACTGTTGCTGGCACGTTGACGTTGACTGGCAACCTTGTGGCTAATGCCACCATCAAGGGCGATGTTGTTGATACTGGCGGGTCAACTATCATTCTGGATAACACTGCGGGTGCTGGCTGGTTCCGTGGCGACATCAAGGACGCTAGCGACACAGTGATTGTGGATGTTTCAGCGGCCACGTTCGCTGGCAACGCGACGACTGCTACGACTGCGGTAACTACGTCTGGTAACGCTGCGACAGCTAGCAAACTCCTTGCTACTAAAACCATCGACATCACTGGGGTCGCTGCAACAGCAACTGCTTTTGATGGTTCAGCCAACATCAGTATTCCGATTACTGCTGTGCCTTCAGCGCTACTCACGGGCACGATTGACACTGCCCGTATTCCTACGTTGTCGCAATATGTGCGGTCCGACACGTCTGACACGATGGTTGGCGATTTAACCGTCGAGGGCGACATTAACGTGACTGATGCTGGCGACCGAGTTGTCATTTCTGCCGATACCGACTGGGCACTAAAGGTCGGCAATCTGGCTGCTGCACAGAATCCCGACAATAAGGCCGTCATAGGCGTCGTGTGGGACAGCGCTCATGGTACGGGCACTTCGATAGGAATTAGTCTCAAATACGACGCATCAGCGACGACGCAGACATTTCTCAAGTTCCAATACGCAACTGGTGTTGATGGTGGTTCCATCCAGTCGAATGGCACGACTACTTACTTTGTGGCCCCTTCGGACATCAGGTACAAGGAAAACGTGACGCCTGTATCGGGCGCTCTTGCCGCATTGAATGATGTGGATGTGATTAGCTACAACCGCATCGGGCATGATCTGACCCGTGTCGGGTTCTCTGCCCAGAACGTGCAAAGCATCAGTGAGTTTGCTCGGTTCGTCACAGTGGAAGAGGACGACTCGGACGAGAAGCTACAGCTAGCGGAAGCAGAGTTTATTCCGTATCTCGTGTCAGCCGTGAATGAACTCACAGCTCGCCTAGAAGCGCTAGAGGCCGTGTAGTCGATGCGCGAATGGGCGGCAATCTTCGGCGGGTCAGGAGCGGCTTTGATTACAGGCATATTTGCTGTATTGATGAATCGGTTTCGTAAAGAGAACACGAGACAGCACGACGAAACAAACGCTTTGCGTGCCGTTGGGCACGCAGCAAATCTGAACAAGATGGAAGATATCGCAGATCGGATCACTGAGGTTCGTGACGATGTGAAAGAAGTTCGCACCTGGCAGGTCGACCATTTGGAATGGCACGCAGACCAGAAGAAGAAGTAGGGGACTAGACGTGTCTAACTGGATAAACAGGCAATACAGCATCAACCCAGAACAGCCCCCTGTTAACCTGGCTCTTGCCAGCGGCTTGACTTACATCGGGACGTATTCGGTTGCTACTACTTACGCCATCGGCGATGTGGTCGCCGACGGCTCAGGCAACTCGTTTGTGTCCAGAACCGCTTCGAACGTGGGCAACGCTCTCCCCTCTGTAGGAGCCTCTAACACGGATTGGCAGACGCTGGCACAGCGGGGCACGACTGGCATTCAGGGGAACACAGGCAACACTGGGGCTGCTGGAGCTGACGGCACGGACGGTACCGATGGTACTGACGGCACGGACGGCACGGACGGTACTGACGGGGCGGACGGGGCGGACGGTACGGCCGCAACTATCGGTGTAGGGACCACATCTAGCGTCACGAACGCTGGTACTGCTTCAATAACGAATTCTGGCACTTCATCAGCGGCTACATTCGATTTTGTATTGCGTGACGGCCCCACTGGCCCGACTGGTCCCACTGGGCCTACTGGTTCAACAGGTGCGACTGGCCCGACAGGTTCTACTGGTTCTACTGGTCTTACTGGTTCTGCAGCAACAGTAGCTGTCGGGACGACAGGTTCGGTTACTAATGCTGGCACGGCTTCTGTTGCCAATTCGGGTTCTTCGTCGGCTGCTACGTTCGACTTCATCCTGAGGGACGGCCCTACGGGGCCGACAGGTTCTACTGGCCCGACTGGTGCTACAGGTGCGACTGGCGCTACTGGCCCAACTGGTGCTGATTCTACGGTTGCTGGCCCGACGGGACCGACGGGACCGACTGGCCCGACTGGCCCTACTGGTAGCACTGGTTCTACGGGCGCTACGGGTCCAACTGGCGCTACGGGCGCAGACTCTACGGTTCCTGGGCCTACGGGGCCGACTGGCCCCACTGGTTCGACAGGTTCAACAGGCGCTACTGGCGCTGCGGGCGCGGATGGTGTCATTGGCACCGTCACGGCTGGCACGAACTTGAGTGGTGGCGGTTCTGCCGCCACCGTGACGTTGAACCTTGATAACGACATTGCGTTGACTTCGTTGACGACGACTGGCGATGCGACGTTTGACACGAGCACGTTGCATGTTGATTCGACCAACAATCGTGTCGGCATCGGCACCACGTCGCCTAGCGTCCCGCTGCACCTCAACATCGGAACGGGCAACAGCGGCATCCTCGTTGAGTCAACCGATGCCACTGCTCGTATCAACATGAGGGACAGTTCAACCTCGGGCAACTCTTACGTCGGCATCGGCGCTGTAGGCAATGACCTGAGTCTGTGGGCGGGCAACGCCAAGAAGATGACGATTTTGTCTGATGGGAAGGTAGGTATCGGCACCACGTCGCCTAACAATTCGCTGTCGTTTGGCACGCCTGCTAACGGCTCTCGCCAGATTGGGCTGTATGAAAACGGCACCGCCTATTACGGGTTTGGTACAGATGTCAACCGTTTAGCAATTTATGCAAGCAACTCGGCGGGTACGGCTGAGCGGGTTACTGTTACGTCGGACGGCAAGGTCGGCATCGGCACCACTGCGCCAGCGTACCCGTTGGACGTGAACACTAGCGCTCGCATCAAGGGCGATTTGCGTATCGGTGTCAACGGCGGCGGCGACTCAAGTATCTTTTTCTACGACGACAACTCCAACACTGAACGCACGTTTATGTGGGACGACAGCGCTAACCGTTTCTACTTTGAGGGCAGCATTGCTCCGTCGGGCAACATCTATGGCCCTAATGGTACTGCGGGTGGTCCGACCTACAACTTTGCCAGCGACACCAACACGGGCATGTACCGTGTGGGGAGCGATCAACTTGGCTTTAGCACTGGCGGTGCGGTAAGAGCGACCGTTAAGAGCGACGGCATTCATCTTGCGTCGGGAGACTGGTTCCGCAGCTACGGCTCCACAGGGTGGTACAACGGGACTTACGGCGGCGGCATGTATATGACCGACAGCACTTGGGTGCGCACATACAACGGTAAGGGCCTCCTCACCACAGGTAAAATCTACCTTGGCGCAATGACCACCTTTACGAGTGGCGGTTACGCTACCGCTAGGCGCAACGACTCAACAGGTTATTTCATGGAACTTGTGTCTTCGGAGCGTTTCAAAACAAACATCACCGACCTAGACCTAGCCGAAGCTTCCAAGATTTTGGATGCACGACCCATCAAATATCAAGACATTGTAGAAGCGGCAGAAGACCCTGACTCTCCTTATCAGGTAGGTTTATCTGCCGAATCGTTACATGAAGCTGGGTACCCGTGGGTTTTGAAGTACGACTACGACGATGAAACGAAGATAACTGATTTCACTAAGCCTCGTGGGATTCATTACGAGTTTCTTGTGGCTCCGTTGCTTGTGATTGTTAAAGATTTGAAAACCCGATTGGCTGCGGTAGAGGCGGCATTATGACATCTCTGATCCGATTCCTAATCGAGCCAAACTCGACATGGTAGAATAATCAGGAACCAACTTTAAGGATTTGTCATGGTCGAAGTAACCGCAGACGAAGTAGTCCAAGCATTCAAGGACCGTTACCCGACAGAGTTTGAGTTGTGTGTGCTGCTCGTACAGAACATCAAGATGCAGCAACAGTTGACTGTTGATCCCAACCTCGAGGATGTAGAAGCCGAAGATACCGCTACTTAGGCGGTAGAACGCCGTCCACCCCCATATAGGAGGCCAGTTATGTCTGTGTCTGATTTCTTTGCTGCCGAGAAGCCTGCGTTTGATCGCCAGCGCGACATCGCCGATTACGGGTACCAGAATGCTTTGGTCCGTAACGCTGCTCAACGGCAGTCGTTGAACGTCGAGCGCCTCGACGCGACTCGACGTTTGGGTAAGCAGTTGACTGCCCGTCGGCAGCAGATCCCTGGGCAGTTCACGGGTCGCGGTTTGCTGAAGAGCGGCATTTATGGCAAGGCGTTGGGCGATTTTGAGACTGCTCGTTTGCAGGCTGAGGCTGGGATGGCTCGCGGGTTTCAGAAGCGGGGCATGGATTTGTCTCAGCAGCTTTCTTCGGCTGAGATGAATCGTCTGATTCAGTTGGCTGATGTTGATTTGAATGAGGCTCAGCGTCGTACTGCGATTGCGGGCATGTTGCAGGGGGCTACGAGCTGATGGGTGGCCTCGGCAGAATTTCGTGGGATGACATAACCGACGTACTTAGTCCTGTCACGGACCGATTTGGGAATTTCCTCGATCAACTTCAGGGTCCACCTGACGAAACATTTGATGTTCCAGGGAATGATCCTGAAATTCTTTCGGGCCATTTTGGTCCTATCCCGATGACTGCTGGGGGGGATTTAATAAACCCTCACGAATCGGATCTGACAAACACGCAGTTCCGCATTGCTGCAGCGTGGCAGCACTACCAGCGAGTCGCAAAGGAGCAGGGTAAAGCTGTTGGGGATACTTGGGAGAGCAATCCAGGCCGAGCCAAATCTCTGGTAAATGCGGCCGATTGGCAACGGAATTACATAAGAACTCAGTCGGGTTTAGATGCTGCGGCTAACAAAAGTTACTTTGACTCTTTGTATAGTTCTGGATCTTCGGGCGGCACGGGTATAGACACCGCCAGTTTGGAGATGCAGCAGGCCGCTATCGAGGACACTCTTGCTCGGTCGATGGAACAGATTGCTTCACAGTTTGAGTTGATGACTGCGGAGATGGAACGGCAGAAGGAAGCTTCTGCTTTGGAGATGGACGCTGCCCGTGTGGCGGCGCTTGAGTCGTTGACTGCGATGTCGGCGGATCTTGAGGAGACTTCGACTAGAACTCAGGCGCAGATGGCTGCTTCTGCTTTGCGTACTGGCGGCGATATTGGTGCTGCTACAGAGGGTGCGTTGCGTCGTTTGGGTTCGACTTCTGATGTGATTTCTGCTGGTGCGCGTCGTGCTATTGAGGAGGAGGGCCAGTCTGAGGTTGGTTTGGCTGCGTCTGAGGCTCAGATTCAGTCTGATTTGTCTGCCCGTTTGGGGCAGATCACTGAGGGCCAGTTGGGTCGTTCTCGTGGGTCTGCTGAGCAGATCGCTCAGGGAGGTCAGACGGCTATGTCTGCGAGTATGGCTGCGCTGTTGGCGCAGCAACAGGCTCAGCGTTCTGGCACAGAGTTTGAGGTGGGCGAGAATGCCCGTCAGGCTGCTTTGGAGTTGGCGTTGAATCCGCCGACTCGTTCTTGGGGTGGTACTGCTGGTGGTCCTCTTGCTGGGATGGATCATATTCGTCAGGCGGGGCTTGATTACGGCATGTCGGAAACGGAGATCATGCTTGGCATTGAATCTGGCACGATCTTTGACAGGTTGGGCTTTGGGAAGCAGACGGGCAACAAAAACGCTGGAGTGCTGGCTCAAGTCTTCTCCGATGAAGAGCTAGCTGGTATGGCGGTAAGCGATAAGGGCGCAGTGAATCAAGATGTCTTGGACGCTCTAGCCCTCCGTGGTGGATACGAATAGTGTCTACCACTGAGTTTGATCAAGCCATTGCCGACATAGCAGCAAAGCACGATGTTTCAGAACAAGCTGTTCTGAACATCAAGAAGAACACGCCACGGTTGGCGGCGTTTGATCCTCTCGACCCTCAAGGGACATGGGATCCCATCCACGACTTCACCAGTTCTGGCGGGGCTGGTGACATTTCGGGGCAGTCTTTCGCTAACCCAGCCTTTCAGCTTTCGGATTCGATGATCGAAGCGATCCGTGCGAGTTGGAAGAAAGACGACGTTGATGAACGCGGCGGGATCACGGGCGCTTTGCTCGGTGTAGGCGAAACAATTCTGACAGCGATTGATCTGCCTCGGGCTGGTGTTGTTTCTACGATCAAAGAGGTTGGTGACATCTTTGACCCTGGTGAACAGTTCTCTTTGAACGAGTGGGGCAGTCAGCTTGGTTTGGGCGAAGAGCGTGCCATCGGGTTTGGTGACGTAATACACGACTGGGCACCTGGCCTGGGCGAGATCGAAATGTTTGGTGTGAAGCCGCTGGACAATATCGCTGGGTTTATTGGCGATGTTGCGTTGGATCCGTTTACTTGGCTGACATTGGGCACTTTGCCGTTGGCGAAGCAGGGTTCGATGGGTGTCGTAAAGATGCTTGATGCTTTGGGCGATACGGCCAAAGCTCGTGCTGTGATGAAAAACGGTATCCGTGCCATGTCTGGCGATGATCTGGCTCGGTTGACTGTTGCGGCACGCAGCAAGGGCTGGATCGGTGCCGCTGATGAACTCAAGGGCGGTATCCAGTTCAGGATCCCTGGCAGCAAAACGTTGTCTCGTCTCCATAGCGGGCCTACGAAGGCGAAACAGTTGCAGCTAATGTCTCAGGACAACATGCTGTTGAGGTTCACTCCCCGTATGGGAGCGAACACCGTTGCTCAACGGATCCGACTTTCGGCTTTGGGCGGGTTCTTCGGCGGTGACAGAAACCTTCTTAAGACTGCTTTGCGTGACCCGAATGTTTCTGACGAGGTTTGGCGGGGTGCGTTCCACGGGATATTGGCTGACAATGTTGGCCGAGGGATCGAGAAGAGTCTCGACAATTCGTTGACTCAGGCTTGGAATGTCCTTGAGCAAAAGATCATCAAGGAAGGTGTCAGCGGCAAGGTTGCTTATCGTGCGATGGGGATGGATGTTGCCCCCGATGGCATGTCTCAGGAGCTGTTTGAGGCGTTGACGACGTTCAGCGATGAAGTTCTGAAACAATCGAACGACATCATGCGCGAGTCGATGGATGGCGTCGATTGGCTTGTTCGACGCAGCAACTGGCAGCCGACGTACAGGACGCAGGAATTTCGTCTCTGGTTGAAAGAGGCACGCAAAAGTGAGCCTTCTGGCAGCATGTTCGACATGCAGGGCTTCGAGAAGGAAGCGAACATTGTTGCTGGCGGCGAGTTCATGGGGGTTCCGCTTGTAGACGCCTCTGAAGATGCTGCTCGACGCGGGATCTTGTTGGATGACGGAACTGTTGATGTTGCCAAGGGCCGTGGCCCGAGGGAACAGGCGGTCAACATTCTTGAAGAGAACGCTGCCGAGAACGGGTATGGGCACGATGAAATCTTTGACTGGTTCGAAGAGGATTTGTTTGTGGCGATGCCACAACACATCAAGTTGTTGTCTCGTCGTGCCCGTGGCAAGTATGTCGAACGGAACCTTCGCAAAGTTGGTGTGAATCTGGATCGCACCGTCACTTTGGATGCGGCTGTGCGGCAGGCCAGAGATTACCGTCAGGTCGATGAGGTTCTGAACGATCTGAATCTTCAGATCGAGGAACTTGAGGCGGCAGCAGTTTTGGAACGGGAAGCTGCTGATGCTGCCCGTGACGCTGGTGTCCCGTTTGCTAAGCGCGGCGTTGACCTTGAGAACAAGATTATTGAGACGCTGCGGTGGCATGCCGATCAGGCTAAGAAGGCAGCAAAGTTTGGTGTCACTTGGGTTCCGCCGTCGAAGAACGGCACTATTTGGCGGCAGATGGCTGAGGAAAGTTTGGAAGACGCTGAACGGATCGGCCGTTTAGCTGATCAGCGTTCTGATGAGGCGTTTAACAACATAGAGGTGTTGAAGGATGCTGCTGCTGCTCTTGAGCGCCGCGCCGACTATTTGGAAGGTGAACTTGAGCGGATCAAGGGCGGGGTTGCCAAGCTTCGTGCCCGTCAGGCGGAACTACGCCTTGAGCAATATGAGCTGTACGAAAAGATAGAGCTTCAGGTTTCGCAGGGGACGCGTGCGGCGTTGAAGGATTTGGCACGGTTGGATGAGATCGCTCAAGATCTGCGCGACATCAACGAGCCGCTAGCTGCGGCTCGTACGAGCTTCCTTCTTCAAGCTGGAGAGATCGAAGATGCCCAAGAGGTCATTAGGACTTCAGCAAAGATCATTGCGGGTTCCAAAAATGTTGAGTCGGAGCTTAAAGAACTGAAGAGGCTGTTTCAGCTCAAAAAGGGTTTCCCCAGTCATCACGCTGCTCAAGATGCTTGGGAGCAGCAGATCAGCGCGTTGATGGATGAGATGGGTATCCCGATTGCCCGTCGGCCGACCACGTACGAGGCGCTAATCGAATTTGAGAAAGATATTGGGCGGGCGCGTCGGGCTGCTGGCCGAAATGTTGCTGTTGCACGCAAGGTGATGAACGCTGCGACTTCTGAGCACACCGATTTGAAGGCTTGGCAGAAAGAGATGGTCGATGAACGCGACCGTTTGATCGCCCAGTTAGGTGACGATTTACCGCCTGAGGTCGCTGAGGAGATCCGTCTTTCTTTGGAAACTTTGGTTCCTACGAAAGACGGCTACATGTCGTTTGACGGGTCGACTGCTTTGTATCACGGCATGAATCAGAATCATGCCGAGATCGATTTGAACAAGGTTCCTGATAATGCGTCGCGGTCTACTAGCGAGATCGATTCGATTGGGTCGATTCACCTTTCGTTCGATTATGGGATTGGTTTGCAGTACGCTAGCGATCCTTCGAAGATCTTGGGGTTTCGGATGGTTGCGAAGAACCCTGTGATTTATGGCGGGTCTGGCGACGATTTCTTGCATGGGCATACTGCTTTGTGGGGTCAATCTTCGCAGTCGCATCGGGGCCGCGGTTTGGCCCAGCTACATGTGGACATGGTCGATTCGGGGGTGAGGAACGGCCATATCACTTTGGAGCATCTGCAGGCGATGGGTGTCCCGAACGCTAAACGTATTTGGGATTTGATCGGCGGTGCCCCTCAGCGTCCGTATGTTCCGATCCTGCCGCTTGCTGACAGTTTACCTAAACGGATGTCGCGTGGCGAACTCGACGCGATTGCTCAGAATCTTCCTGATGCTCGTCCTCGTGGCAGAGATTTGTTTGAGCGGTGGAAGCGTGGCCCTCACCCCAGAGATGCAACTGACGGTTTTGCTGATCTTGATGCCGCCGAACAGGCTTATCGGATCGAGAACTGGGAAACGGGCTATGAGCGGTCGGGAACTGGGCCTGGTTTCGACAAAGTCGAAAGTCTTCTTGAGATACAAGTTGGACAATTATTCGATGATGATCTTTGGGAGACAGGAGATTGGATTACGACTCTAGATATTTCGGATTGGGCGGATGCTCCTGGGACTGGCGATGTGCTCGCTGATGTCCGCGAGATGCGTGAACAGCTCTATCTGAGCGCTCAAGTCAGGATGGGCGACATCCAAGAGCTACGACCAGTCATCGACTCTGGTGAGGGCACCATCGGGGTGTGGGTTAAAACTAGCGATTTGGCAGGCGACACTGACGAAGTTATTCCGACCCAGATTTATGCGCCTGATGACAAAGCCAATTTGGTTCTAGTACAGATCCCTCCTGAAGCGGTCAGACACATCACGTCCACCACCTCAAACCCTAAAGCAATTGTTAACAAATCAATTCTGATCCAAGCCCGCACTAATATGGATAACGCCAAAGCGGCCGTCGAGAAGTCTTTAAGGGTTGAAGAACTGATTGGCGCTCAGAGCGGCGTCAAACTGTCTTACTCGGAAGCGGCCGCTATTGTCGGCGACGACGGCACCCAAGATTTTCCCATCACAGGTATCATTGCCGAACTCCGCAACGCACACATGACAGCGGCGCGACGGGGGCAACAGGTGGGCGGAACCATGGCCGATCACGATTCTGGTGCAGTGGAGATTCTGGCTCGGGGCGGGATGGACGTTCTAACATCCCAGGGCAGCCACGACGCTGCTGGAATTCTTAATGCTCTCGCTCTGGAAGATCCGACGCTTCTGGGCCGTTTGAAGTACAAGCGTTCCCCAGGGACAGGCAACCGTTCGGCTGGACCTGACGGGCCTTTGAGCAAAGAAGGCGTACTGAAAGAGGAGCGGTGGATCGCCAACCTGATCGTTAACGCTAAACGAAACGGTGTTGAGCCGTTGGAGAGGATTCCTCTAACCCCGAAGCAGCTTGTAGAAGACCCGAATGGTCAATGGTTCAATACTTACATCAAGCCAGTTTCTTCGAATCAGTGGATTGGCGGCAACGCTGGCACAGGATTGCCCAACATGAGTTTAGGAGGTTCACAACTGCAGAAGGACTTTGCTGACGGGTTGATGGATTGGGTAGCGGATTTCCATCGGGAGCTTCGCGCCGAAGGTTACGACTCGATCCTGTACACAGGGTTTGAGCACGGCGGGCAATGGAACGCTATTGCGTTGGATCCGAAGAAGCAGTTACAGCCGTTTGCGGGTGGCGCCGACGAGTTGACGCCTAAGAACAAGGACTCTTTGAACGCCTCCATGATGGGTGATGAGGACACTAGTAAATCGTTTGGCACTTCACGAGAGTTTGGGGAACAGTTAGACGATACTGCCAGTGGCTCAGGGGCAGGCGCTTCTGCGATTGGCTCCAGTCCTAAAAACCGAATCAGATATCAAAGCAGAATGGACGTCGATAAAGCGCTGAATTCAGCCTCGCTTGGTTCTGAAGCTGCCTCAAAAAAGACCGCCGCTTTCAACGAATACTCCACCATCACGGATCGCGTCGAGTCGACATTAGCTGACTTCGAATTCACCATTGACGACTGGATTACCCAGAACTTTGGGGACGGCAGGCATCCAGAGCAAGTCCTAAAGAATTTGACTTCGGCCAGAGGGGAACTTGCTCAGGAAATCGGCGCGCTGAGTAAGGTTGCTGACAAAATAGAAGCGATCGATCCTGCTCAAGCGGCGGCTATGGCCGCTCCCCTCAGGCAACAAATAGACATGTTGCGGAAATACCTTTCCGACACTACTCAAGTTTCGTGGGGCATCGGTCGTGCTTTCTCTGAGGCGAAGCGTGTAGGAGCAAAGAATCTTCAGGTCCGTACTGCCAAACAGTTTGTGGGGTTGATCGATGAGTCGATGCTGGCCTTGGAGGCACGCAAAGTAAAGAGGTATCAGGAGATTGCTGATGCCGCTGACGAGATCTCTCCCTTTGTTGCTGAGGCTCAGGGCAGTGTTCGGCAAGCTGTTGAGCAGCTTGCCGAGAACCAGCGAAGGATCGCTCAGATCGACGCTGATATGGCTGAGGAGGCTACTACAGCGGACGGGTCGGTGGCGTGGTTTAGGTCTGAGGAGTTGCGTCTCAGGGGTGAGGCGACTGAGCGGTTTGAGATGGCTAATCGTCTTGATAATGAGGAGCTTGAGGCTGCTGAGCGGGCGAGGCGGGCGACGGTTACGGATGTGAGCATGGATGGTGTGCCTGTGCTTCGTCCTTCGGAGCGGGTTGCTTCTGTGGAGGTTCCTAATGCTGAGGCTGGCCGTATTGCCGATATGCGGGTTGAGCGTGCGGCTCAGACTGTGTCGTTGAATCAGACGAACGCCCAGTTTCTTCGGTTGGAGGCTAATGCGAAGATGTTGGAGGCCGATTTGGCCCGTTTGTCTCATGACAGGGATTTGATTGCTACTCGGTTTGCGACGATGTCTATGCCTGAGAGCACCGAGACTTTGAGCGCGGTTATGCGTGGGTTTACGGCGTTTGGTGTTGATGGTCAGATTCCTGAGGAAGTGGCTCAGGGTTTGGCTGATGTGAATCGGATTATTGGTGCGCGTGGCAGCAATAGTGTTGTGACGGTTTTTGACAAGGTGAACGACTTGTTTAAGTCGTGGGCTATTGCGTCGCCTGGTTTCCATTCTCGGAACTTCTTTGGCGGCGTGTTTAATAATGCTTTGGCTGGTGTTGAGCTTTCTTCGTATGGTCGTTTCCATCAGCTTTATAAGCCTGTGCGTCGTGCTATTGATGCGGGTGGTTCTGTTGATGAGCAGGTGGCTGCGTTGCGTGGCAGCAAGCAGGCTCAGAGGTTGATAGATAGCGGCAATGGTCGGTTTGTGGATCACATGGCGACGTTGCTGCGGAACGGCGTTTTGAATGGTGGTCAGACGACGGAGTTGCAGAGGGTGGCTCGGGCGCGGTCGATCAATCCGTTGAACCCGAACAATGTTGTTACGGCTACGGCTCGTCGGCCTGCGTTGCATGTTGAGAACATGTTGCGTGGGACGTTGGCGATGGACAGGCTCACGAAGGGTCTTGATATTGATTTGGCTGTGGCTGACGTGTACAAGTATCACTTCGATTATGACGATTTGTCTGCGTTTGAGCGTGGCGTGATGCGGCGTGCGATCCCGTTCTATACGTGGACTCGCAAGAATTTGCCGTTGCAGTTGGAGATGATGTTTAAGAACCCGAAGGTTTATAACCGTGTTCATTCTTTGAAGCGGGAACTTGAGCGGGATTCGGAGAAGGAAACGTTGTTGCCGAAGTGGATCGAGGATCGGTTCCATATCCAGTTGCCTATGTCGATGGGCGGCGATTCGGTTTTCTTGGTTCCTGATTTGCCGTTTGCTGAGCTTGATCGGGCGATGAACCCGAGGCTTATTATTGGGGCCAGTAGCCCTTTGGTTAAGATTCCGTTGTCTGAGATTGCTGACAAGAACTTCTTCTTCGATAGCGATTTCCGCGATGATTACAAGCCGTTGCCGAAGGCGTGGGACACCGTTTTGGCTCCGTTGATGCCTGCGTTGCATGGGGTTGGGATGGTTGGCCGTCGTGAGGATGGCGAGTGGGTGGCTACTGATCGAAACATGCACCATCTGGAGTCGACGTTGCCGATTTTCTCTGCGCTGCGTCGGCTGTGGCCGACGTTGGGTGACGAGAAGACTGAGTCTCGCACTATGCAAAACTGGGTGAACTGGACTTCAGGTATCGGGTTTAGGCGGATCACTGAGGATCAACGCAAGTGGGAGCAGTGGCGGCGCGACAACGCTGAGTGGCTGGATCGGTAGATGCCGTCCACTATGGGGCATGATGTTCCATGTTCGTAACCTGTTAGCAGCCGAACCCGTCGCTGTTGTAGCAGCCCTACAGGCGTCGTTGGCGTTGGCTGTGCTGTTCGGTGTCGACCTGTCGGCCGATCAGCTTGCTGGTGTCGGTGCGTGTGCTGCTGCTTGGCTAGGGCTTGTGACCCGTCGACGTGTCAGCCCCATCTAGACAGTAGTTGAGGGTGACTAGCGCACCCATGTTCCACTGGACGGCGGCAGCGTGCAGCGTGCCTGTCTCTGAGTCTCGGGTTTCGCCTTGAGCCATCTTCATCAGGTGTCGTAGGGCGGCGTCTATGTACTCGGAGTCTGGTTTGCCTCCGAGTATCCAGTTGGGTTTGCCGTCTACGTCGGGGTATTTCTTGCGTCCGACATGGCAGTGCCATGCGAGCGGTGACCAGTCGAACCAGCCTAGTTCCCCTAGTGGGGCTTTGTGGGCGTTGTCGCGTGCAGCGTTACGCTGCTTCATCTTCACCGACCCATTCTTGCATTTCTGCCCAGGATTCATCTCCGAAGACGTACCAGTCGCCTTCGATGGTGTTGACTAGCCAGTCTGTGGCGCTAATCGTAATGATCGTCCCGTAGATGTACAGCTCTGTGGAGTTGTCTTGCAGTTGGTCTTCTGGGTCGGGGGCGATGTCGCCGTCGATCCAGTCTTGCATTCGGTAGGCCGTGTAAACGGACCCGTCGTATTGCACTGCGGTTGCGATGCTTTCTAACCCTTCGAAGTATCCCATGGCTGTAGGCATTATTCTGTTTCCTCTCGGCTGTGGCGTTGTAGGTATCTAATTACTTGTGGACTGTTTTTAAGCGCTGCTTCCATTTTTTCGGTAGCTCTGGTTACCGTCAGGTAACAGGTCGACTTGGGGAGCGCCATCCGTTGCGAGACGGATGCGTACGTTTCTCCTCCGAGAACGATGGAGATCATAGCTTCGGCTTCCCGTAGCGTCAAAGTCTCCTCTATGGCGTCTAGGAGCGTCTCTCGTAGCTCCTCCAGTTCTTCGGTGCCGTAACCACCCATTGGCTTGTGCGGCTCTTCCATGAGCTTCTCAGTGGCGTCCATCAATCTTCGGTCGTATCCGAGAACGTCGATCAGGTTTGAGCTGACCTCGCGCGGGCCTCGCCACTTTCGAACCCCACCAGAATCTTTCTGCTTGTCTCTCATCAGTGGACGCCTCGGTTCAACAGGCAACCCGTCACGAAGCAGTATTCGATCCCACGAATTAAACAGTTCTTCCCGTTCTTCATCGGACATTTCTTTCCTACGGCGACGGTTCGACATGCTGAACCTCGCCGATCTCTGTTAGGAGATCGGACGGAAACGCCCAGTAAGGCTTCGGGATAGCGTCGTCAAACACGCCTTTCCCTACCAGCGGGGAGGTTTCTACAGCCCGAACTAGAGCACCTAGCCCGACAACTATTGAACGGTCTTCGTGGGAGTCGTAGAAGAACACTTCTACGGGGTGGTGTTTCTGCCATTCGATCAAAGCATCCAGATTGGCGTACTTGATTTTGGCGAGCTTGTCGCGTCCGAACCCTTTTGCTTCGACCAATGCTTGTGATGTCAGGAAGTCGGGGGTGTGTCGGATGAACTCGGACAGCATCGAAAGTTTGAGCGGGGGACGGTTCAGGCCGTACGGGATCCAGCCACGGTTCTGGCTGTCAAGCCAAGCCGCGCAACGCTCTTCTGCCACATCGCCCATCTGGGCGTAGCGTTGGCTCCACGCCATGTCTCTGAACGGCCCGCCAGCCATGGCTACAGAACTTTCTTCAAGTACACCCAGCCGCTGTCAACAGCAAACGGGACGTATCCATCTGCCGTCTTTTTACGCAACTGGAGCTGCTTGTCGTACAAGACTTTGACGATGTCGATCTTGAAGTCAGTTCGCCACGCCTCTGGTTCGATCACAGGCTCTTCAACCTTGGGGATCGGCACAGCCGACTGGCGTTTCTTTGCTGCTTTCTTTGCTGGCTTTTGTCCCATGTCGCCTCCTACTGGCATGACTCGCACGACTCGGGGTTTTCCAAGTCGCAGGATTGTTCGATTGGTTTATCGGCGTCTTCGCCCCAGTCGATGCCGACTGTGCCGAATTCACCCATCAGTTCGCCCTCTTCGTACAACTCCATCAGAGTCTTGGGATCAGTCATTTTCTTCGCTCTCGCCTTCACTTATCCACAGGCGTCCTGTGGTTGTGGATTCTAATACAGATATCTGGCCGTCGTCCACATAAGCAATCCCGTTCAACGCATCCAACACCGCTTTCATGTAGTTGTCGATGTCGCCTCGCAGCACAGATTCCAACTCTGTAGGAGCAACTTCGATCCACATGCCGTGCTTGTCGAAGTCGACCGTGACTTTCACTGGCCCTTCCAGAGGTTTGCGTCGACCAAACTTCTTTTTCCACGCTTCAGCTATCGCTGCTTCGTGTACGAGTGTTGCTTCGGGCGTGAAGACACGCCCTCGGCGACCCAGCCGTGGCCTTTGTTTAACTCTGGGTTTGATCTGTATGTAGGTTCGCATCGGTTTGCGTGCCATCTGCCGTCTTCCCGTTGTAGTAATCAAGTAACCGTTTTTGGAGTGTGTGTCGGTCGAAGCTAGACGTTAAGCCGTTAGTCCTCGCTAGTGCGTGCAGCTCTGCAAGCGACAGGTCTGTCAGCCTGATCAGCATGCACGGCTCACTATTCTGGATTTGCGTCTTGTGTCTTTTCCCCTGAGCCTGTGTCGTTCCGCAGGGGTTGTCCCACCGTAGATCCCGCAGTCGTCCAGCGGCGTTTCTTCCATCTCCGCCATGCGCGCCTGCAGGCAGTCGGCTGCTACAGGGCAGGCAGCGCACGTCGCTAGGGCTTCTCGTTTTCTGCTTGGTTCTACGCTGAAAAAAGCGAGAGTGTCTTTGCCTTGGCAGTTTGCTGATGTTCTCCAGTCGTCACTCATCGCTCCACCAGCGTTTCGACTTGGGTGAGTCGGCGTCGTTCAGATCGTTGTGTAGGTCTTTGCGGATCAGGTACCAAACGAGGGTGAGGAACATTGTTGCCCAGATCGCTCCGAACGTGAGGATGGCTGTGTCAGTGATCTCTAAATTCATCATGTGCCTTTCGCGTAATGTCTGTAGCGGCGTGGGCCGAGGATGCGTGCGACCCAGTCTTCGGGTAGCTCGTCGCCTCGTATGTCTTTGCGGTCTTTTAGCTCCAAGTTCTGTGGTCGTTCTTCTGGTGGTAGCTGGCTGATTCCCATGGTTTCCTTAGGTGGTTATGCGGCGTGGCCAGATGCTTTGGCAAGCATCCTGTCTAGCTGTGGGCGTCCCTGGTCTGCTCGTGCCACCCATTTGGGTGCGTGTTGGTCGTGGGCCTCGTACAGGAACCCTTGTGCTTCTGTGAAGCTCAAGTCGCATTTGGCTAGTTCCCGAGAGAAGCTCCACAGCCATTCTGATCGGTCGTCGTTGCGTCCTACGCCTTGCGTGTACATGTGGAACGCTAGACCCGAGAGACGGTTGCGTGCAGACCTGTTGCGTGTGACGGATCCTGTGCCGAAGTTCTTGGCTGTCACCAGCACAGGGGCGTCATATAGGGCAGCTAGAGGCTCCAGTTGCGACCCCTTGACGGTTGAGGCGGCAGCTTGACTGGCGAAGTCTTCCAGCGTGCAGTCGACAATCATGCGTCGATGCTCTGCATGGCCTGGGTTGTTCCCTGGGTACGGCAGCCGCACATAGTTGCCGACGGCACCGTCGGCGAGGGTCGCTTGCTTCGGGTTGATCTCGCGGGTCGGTGCCTGAGCGATCTGTGCTGCCGCCAGCAGTGCGTGACGCATCAACTGTGCAGGTAGCCAGCCGTCAGCGAACACCCAAACGTGGTAGCCCTTTGAGCGGGATCGTTCGATCCATCCTGTGATCCCAAACTTGTCGAGAACGGTCGTGATGTTTCGTGCGTGGATCAGCGAGGCTTCTTCGCCCTCGTCTACGTCGATGCAACCCCAGTGGACAACGAACCCTGTGGGCGCTTTGACCATGGGGTACACGCCTGCCTGTAGCCCGCCGTTCAGGTGCTGCTCTAGCTGTTCGACCCACCATTTCATTTGGTCTTCTAGCGTCTTGTGTGGGCTGCGGTCACAGCCACCTTTCTCGGTGCCGATCACGGCAGGGTTCCCTTGGAAGAGGGAGATGAATGTTTCTGTCATGCGTTCCTAGAACATCGGGCGGTTAACGATGGGAGTGGGGGCTGGTTGCGCTGCACTCACCTCTTCCTTCAAGGCTGCGAGAGCGGCAGCGTTGTGCGATGCCCTGTCTGTGGTCGGGCCTGCACCGTCGTCGGGCGGCGGGACGTACCCGTCGCCCTCCTGTAGCGGGCGGATCGCCCCTGTCTGCGACGCTATGTGCAGATCCACATAGCCCGTCTTTGACGGGGGACGCTTGTTCTTCACGACACCTACGGTGATCGTGTTCTTCTCCGCTTCACGTTCATAGGCATCTAATGACTCGTCTTGGCATTTGCGGAACACTTCGACCACGTAGGTGGCCTCGTTCTCGCCTCCGTAACGCATCGAATCCATGCCTCGGGCCGTGCCTCGGTCGCTTCGCTTGCCTTGATGCAAGCAGACGATGGGGCGTTTCGCCGACTTGGCGAAACGCTTCAGCTCCTGCACCTTCCATGTGACTCCGTCGTGGTCGCCGTCGCCTGGGATCAGCTCCAGATAGTCGATGAAGACTCCCTGTGTAGGCGCACCCCAATACTGTTCGCATTCCATGACGGCTTTGCCCATGTCGTTGAAGTCAAGACCCTCGTCTATGACGACAAGGTTCGGGAAGTCGTCTACAGCGACTGCTCTCAGGGTGTCGATCATGTCGTTGTCGCCTGCCTTGATGGCTTGCTCGACTTGTTCGGGGTTCAGGCCGCGCATGATGGCTGCGAGCTTCATCAGCACTAGCTCTGCCATTTCGTCTGGGGTGAACAGGATGAAACGGCCGTGGGCGTTGTTGCAGATGGCTTGCATGACGAGCTGCGTTTTGCCGCTGTGTGCGCGTCCTGTGACGAAGCACAGGTCGCCGTCGCCGACGCCTCGCATCATGATGTCGATGTCGCGGATGCCCCACATGAGGCGTCCGTCTATGTTCTGTAGGGCGTCAACGAGCGGGTCGACTGCGGATCCGAGGTGGCGTACGAACCTCCATTCGGGATCGGACACAGGCGGATCACTTCCGTCTGTGCCCGACCCCGTGCCATGGGAGGTGGTCTGTTGTGCAGCTATCGCTGCTTCGATTTGAGCGTCGTCAAGGATATGTGGCATCGCCACGTTTCTACCTCCCAGTAGGCGGGTGTGTGGAGTGGTGTGGGCAGGGGCGGCTATGAAGCTGCACCCCTGCCCGATGGTGGACCTAGTCCAGCCAGAGAGCCAGAGCTGAATCTTTGTGCTTCAGGTCTGGGCTGGTTGGCTTGTATTCGCCCGCTGCCTTCTTGGGGCGGTTGTCCCAGAACTCGTCTGGGGCGATGGCGTAGCGGGCCTTGCCCCACGCCTTGTTCGCTGCCTTCTCGGCCTTGTCTCGGGAATCTCCCGAGTGCGGCGGCATGGGTGCTACGTCGGACGTGGGCATCGAGATGACCTGCGCTCCTCCGAAGGCTTCACGGGCTGCGTCTGCGAAGGCGTCGGGTGCCATGGGGGCAGCCTGTGGGGCTGGGACAGCCTGGAGCGTAGTAGTTGCTCCTCCGCTGCCTGCCAGATCCCATACGACCTTCTCGATGTACGCTGCAGCCGCAGCGAGCGGCTGGTCCGTCTTGTCGGCCACGATCATGTCGATCGCTCCCTTGACGCAGACCTGTGCGACAATCAACTGGTCTTTGGGTGTGTAGTCATTCTTACTCATGTGTGCCCTCCTATGGGCGGTACTGGCAACGGACTCTGCTTGCCGTTGCTCAGGTCTACAAGGTACAGCCGATGCGGCGGTGACGTACAATCAGTTTTGTACGGCCACTGTACGGCCACAATCAGTTTTGTACGGCCACTGTACGGCCATCGAAGTGTTTGCCTTTGCAGTCGTCCCATGCTGGGCACCATTTGGCGCTGCATAGAGCGTGCTGGTCGTTCTTTGGCCACGCGTAGTCGACACCTACGCCCTCGTACAGGTTCACGAACGAGCGTAGTTGCTCTGCAAGCCATGAGGCGTGCCCGATGTTGCGCGTCGTGTTGAACAGTTGAGCGATGGGCTGTGTGGACTTGGACACGACTGCGTACGTGAAGTCGACCTCGACCATCGCGCTCGTTGGCACTTCTTTCCACATCAGCTCCATGGCTGTGTCCTCGCCGTACTCGTCAACAAGGTCAACGATGGTAGCTGCGACACAGTAGAAGGTGGGCTGGACGTACCAGCGGTCGATCTCCCACCCTTGGTAGCGTTCGATCTGGGCCGCGGTCTTCCAGTCCCAGATACGACCGTTGATGTCGCGCGCGTCCCATGCGCCCTTGAGGCGTATGGCGCCGTCGGCTGTGAGGGGAACGTCGAAGACGCGTTCGATCTCTGCAGGGTCCACTGGCGGGACCGATGGAACGACGCTGGTGTTCATGCGCGCCGCCATCCCCACGAGCTTCCCTCGCAGAGTGTCGTCACCTTTGATCTGGATCCGTTGGAAGTCCTTGGCTTCCATGCGCGCGTCGAGCCAAGCCACAGCATCCTCTTCGGCTTCGCTGTGGCTCAGCCCATGCAGGCGCGACTCCATGTACTCGTGCAGGGCTGTGCCCAGCACTGTGGCGTCTGTATCTGGCGAATCCCACTCGGGATCAAACGCGGAACGTCTGCTGCGCTCGGGGCACAGCAGAAAGTCTTTGGCCCACGACTGACGGAACGTGTACGTCTTCCTCATGGCCTACGGCCTTTCCCTCTAGCTAGACGAGTGCGTTCTGTGTTGGTGGCGGCTTCGCCTCCGTTGCGGTTCAGGAACTGATAGAACGCCCACTGTGTGCCGTCGAAACCCATCTCGACCATGTGCCTGTACACGTCGGCCTTGGTCAGGTGAGGGTTCGCACGCCACACAGCTTCGCCGTACTTGTTGTACATGCGTCTCACAGCCCTGACCCCGTGCGGACCTCGGGCGTCCTCGGGTGACTCGTTGTGGACGTTGTATGCGTCCAAGATCTCCAGCCACACAGGATAGCGGTCATCGCCACCCCACTCGTAGAACTCGTCCATGATCTCCACGAAGTCATGGACACGGACCTGCTGCTCCAAGTAGTCGAGCAGCGGCAGCTCCTCAGGCACCCTGTAGACGCCCCCCTGAACACGCGTAGGAGTTGTGATGATGACATCGTCCAGATCCCTGCGTGGGCCTCCTGCGAGGATGTCGGCCATCTCGACGTTGTCCATGTAACCCATGTCAGCCGTCCATGCCGAGGCGTGCTGGGCGCGTGTTGGGCCTGTGTGCTGGCCCACCGCTGACCCAGAACGACATCTTTTCGTCTACAACGACGAACATGTCGGGGCAGCCGAGGCGGCGGTCTGCGTGCCATTTGCGTACGGCTGCGATGGCTGATGGGAGATCGGCTGTGTGCATCTCCACTAGATGGTTGGGACCGATGTCGTTGTCGAGATAGATCTCGACGCCGATGCCTGTCTCGTATTCTTCTGCGTCTGCAGGGTAGATCATTACTGATGTGCTCATTGTGGCCTCCTCGGCCTTGTGTGTGTATGCCTTGCCTGTGCCCCGATTCGCAGCCACCGTAGGCGTGATGGAATTTCCATCGGTGGTCTGCTCAGACGGGGTGCAGCTCACGCTGCTGTCTGATGTGTGTATGTGTACTCCTGTGATTGCGGACATCAGGCAACCCGCCACCCTGTGTGGGCGGCGGGCTGCTTGTCGCCTACAAGTCTCGACTGTGCATGAGCGGCTTGGGAGCGGGCTGTACGGCCACGCTGGTAACCCACCACTCGTCCTTGTCGGTTGCTTGGAAGGTTTCCAGCATCTGCTCAGCGATGCCTTCCATCGTCTTCAGATACACGGCCTTGCCCTCTGGTAGGCCGTCACGTAGGTGGACGTTCAGCACGAGCCTCATCGGGTGCGCCCCAGTGACGCTGCGAAGTCGTCCATGGCCTCGACCAGCCCGCATTGCGAGCAGATCATGGTCTTGTTGTCCTTGCGGCTGAGAGCGCCTGGGTACAGCCCTGGCGTGTCGTTGTTGGGTATGTAGCCCTCACATGTAGGGCATATTGGCTTGGTGGTATCGGTCATATCGGTATCTCTCTCTGTCTGTGTGAACGGTTGGTGCGGGGCAGGAGCATGACGCTCCTGCCCCACAGAGGCTGCCTATCAGGCCCGAACGAGGATCCGTGCGGCCTTGTTGGTCAGCGGGAAGTTGTCTTTGGCCCAGTTGCCAGCGACGCGAGCCTGACGGCCCTTGTCGTTACCTTGTACGTGTAGCTCGTACTCGTTCACCGTCTGCAAGAAGTGCCATGCAGTCTCCTGTGAGCCGATGGTAGGCCCGTCGAAGATGCGGCGCATGTCTGCACGTCGCTCCATCCAGTTGGCCTTGACACGGTCTGTGGCTTCACCCTCGGGCTTCGGGAACAACGCAGGCAGCAGCTCCTCGCCGAAGGTGACACGGCTGTACGCCTTGTCCATCAGCCCTGCAGCCCAGGCATCGAACTCGTCAAACGCTGTGTACGTCTCAACGAGTGCAGCCTTCGCTTCGGCCAGACGTTCCTGTGCAGATGAACGGTGCTGGATGCTGTGGAACAGCTCGCCGCCAGAGACAGCGATCTTCAGCGTGTTCTCACAGACGACTCGCATGTTGACACCCTCGATGCGGAACGAGCCGCTGCCGTGCCATGTGGAGATGAGCAGCCAACGGTGGATGGCCTCGTCGGTGCCGTCGAAGCGAGGCGACTCGCCCAAGTCGACCAGCATCCAGACGAACTTGCCGCCCCACATCTGACCGCAGGTCTGGACGCTCAGGTCCAGCTCGTCGGCGATGTCGGCCAGCTCCGTGTTCTGCAGGATCTCGTACTTGGGTGAAACGACATCCAGCACAGCTCCGTCCGTCGTCTTCAAGGCGACGTGAGTTTCCAACGGCGTGTAGCTGCCTCCCAGGTACAGGGATGACTTGTGGACGCCCCAGGCAATGCCGCCAAGGTGCAGAGCTTCACGGCCTGTGCAGAAACGGTCGATGACCGTTCCAATGCCATGCCACGGCGTGGTGCCGCTGTTGCTCATCATGGTTTCGGGGATTGCTCCCATTATGTGACCTCCTGTGGTCATGTGTGTGTGAAGTCGAATGACTTCGCCCACCCTGCAGAGCGTGTGTGCCCTGCAGGGTGGACGCTGCCATCAGGCCAGATCGGATGGGCTGCTGTGCATGGAGACGTTCCCCTTGAGCACGAGGAAGCCGCTGTTGACCATCACCCTGATTGCCTCCCTGACGGCATGGCGGAACGCCGCACTCTGCAGGAAGGCAGCCTGTGCCTCGGCGATCATGTCGCGTGCCTCGTCCCCAGAGACAGGCGGGGACGGCATGCCCTCTGTGTAGCTGTTGCCGAGATGCTCATCGATGATGCTCTCGATTGTCTCGCGGGCCTCCTCGACCAGCTCGTCCGCATCGATGTTGATCTCGATCTCGGCTTCGGTGTTGATATCCATTATGTGTACCTCCCAGGTACCTGTGTGTGAAGTTGTCGGGATTGATAACTTCGTGCAACGCACAGAGCCGCTGTGGCTCTGTGCCCTGCACGCTGGCATCAGTCCTCGTCCATCCCGTTCATCGGGATGTCGATGTGCTCGCCGACCTCGTCCGCCCATTCCCACTGCAGCCCGAAGGCATGGGCATTGACGTTCTGTACAGGCCGTGTGAACGAGTACAGAGTGTACGGCGTCTGTGTCTTGTGCTTCATGCCGTGGCGCTTGGCGTTGGCGAGTGCCTCTGTGTGTGTGTTGCCACACGCCCAGAAGCCGAAGCCATAGATGACGAACATCCATGTGGGTGGATTGTCTGTGTCTGTAGTGGATGTGTCTGTGTCTGTGTCGCTCATGGCGACCTCCTTATGTTGGTCGAGCGATCTGCTCGGTGGGTGGTGCCCCATCACCCTATCAGGCATGGGACGGTGTCGTACAATCAGCCTCAGAAGAGGCGAGGCTCGTTGCTGTCTCTCTCCTCGGCGATGGTGCGGGCTGCGAGCGGGCCGTAGACGCCACGGGCACGCTCGACGCGCTCCTGATGCTTCGCAGCCTGTGCTCGGTCTGACTTGTTCATGACTTCACCTCCCAGCCTGCATAGTCATCGGGGAGTAGCTCGTACTCTGTGGACAGCAGCGGACGCTCGTGCAGAACGTCTGTGTCTGTGAACATGTGGCCGTTGACACGGCCACTGTGCAGGGCTGCTTCCAGTAGTTCGCCGAAGGCTGCACCGTCGGCTTCTCGTTTCTTCATGCGTTCGTGGTACAGGGCGAGCACCCAGCTCCCTGTGATCAGGATCATGACCATGATCCCCCAGAACGCTCCCAGTGTAGTGTTCATGTCTGCTCTCTTTCTGTGGCTGCTACAGCAGCCATCTTTGTAGGTTCTTTCTTAATGAGCGGCTCCCTGAGGGGAGCCGCGAATGAAAGGCTGGAGAACTGCGTTCTCATTGTAACGCAGCCCTCCAGCCCCGTACAAACGTGCCCCGTGTAGGAGCCTGTTCAGTCCCGCAGAGCGGAGTCGCCTGCAGGACCGTCGCTGGCCCATTCGCCGTCGTCGGGGTTGTGTGGCCCGTGGTCGCCTTCTTCCATGTACAGCCAGCACATCGGGCACAGGTAGAACTGCACAGGCCGTGGGACGTTGTTCATGATGATCTCGCGGTGTGCAGGCGTCCAGTCGCCGTCAGGGAAATGCATCTTGGCGGTGCCGCCTGCCTTGTACGCCGCGAACTTGGTCGTGTCGACTTCTACAGACTCGATGGAGCCGCAGTCGTCGCATGTGGATGTGAGTGTGATCATTGTGTGTTCCTATTCTGTGTAGGTGAAGCGGGATCGCTTCAGGGAACCTTCACACCGTAGGCGGAAGGCTCCCCGCAGGGATCCTGTCTCTGTGGCCTAGCGCCAGACGTTCTCGCAGGCGTCGTCGTAGTCTCCCTGTGTGGCGAACAGCTTGCCGCAGCCGTTCGTCTCGGTGCAGAGCACAGATCCCTCGGGCATGCCGATCTGCTCAGGGTAGTACGCCCCGCCCTGCAGCGGACCACCACCGTTGCCTGTGCCCAGGCTGGAGTTGTGGGTGCAGACCCCGCTGCGACGCAGAGCCGCACCGTGGCGTGCCTCTTCGGCGTACAGAGCCATCTCGATGTCGGCATCCTGAATGGTTGCCTCTTCGTCGTATCCAAACATTGTGTGTATCTCCTTGTGTAGGTGAAGCCGAGTGCTTCGTGATCCCTGCAGACAGCAATGCCTGCAGGGATCCCGCTGTACTCAGCCCTGTGCAGCGCGACGGGCAAACGCCGCGTCCTCGGCATCGTTGCCGAACGGGTTGAACTCTGCAGGCATGTCATCCGACTGCCACACAGTGATGCCCATGTCACGCATGCGTCGGCAGAAGAACTGGAAACGGTCTACAGCGTCCTCCCAGTCGAGGTCGTAGGAGCCGCTCCCCCAGCCCCGCGCGCCGTCATCGAGTCGGGCGTCTGTGAAGAACACGAAGCGACGTGCAGGGTTGTGAGTGCCTCGGCACATGTCTGGGGCATCCACGATGCCATGCAGAACCTGCACAGTGCCCTGGCCTGCAGGCTGCACAATGCCAGCGACCAAAGTTTCACCGTTGATGGTTGTAGGGATGTTGTGTGTGGTCGACATAGTCGATCCTTTCTGTATGTGTGAAGCGGAGTGCTTCAGGATCTCTACAGACATCGCTGCCTGCAGAGATCCCGCTGCAATCACTTGCGGCGCTTGTCTTTCGATGGTCGGAACTCTGCACGATCTCCCACAGAGATCCACTTGCCGTCGCGTTCGTTGCCGTCACAGCAACCCCTGTTGGGCCTGCAGTGTGTGCATTGGCCCTGCGCTAGGCGTGCCCTGTTGCGCTCGACCTTGGTTGTGTAGCTATCAAACCCTCCACCAGTCATGGCGGCCTCCTGTGTGTGTGTGTGTGTGTGTGATGCAGAGCATCGGGGACGGCACCACCTCTGCAGGCGATGCCGTCGCCGTCGTCTGTATCAGTCCTCGACTAGATCGTACCAGTAGACCCACAACCAAGCCAGAAGCAAGGCCAACAGAACCACTAGGTGCCAGCCGTTCACAGACGACTGCCCTTGATCATGATTGTGGCGTGCGAGAGCTTGCCTGCAGCCTCGTTCGCCTGCACAGCGGCATCGATGTCGCGAAGCACGCCTGCAGCCCGATCCGCCACACCGCGAAACCCTTCCTCTGTGGCGATGCGCTGATCATGGATCAGTGCAGCGCGTAGATCCATCAGTGAAACCTCAATCTCTAGGCCCTCTGTGTAGGTGAATGTGACCGTTTGTTGTGTAGCCATTTCTGTATGTCTCCTTGTGTAGTGATGCGGGATCGCATCCTCGCTTGACGCTGTAGAGCATCGGGCAACACGCCACGGGTAGACCCGCGGCATGCTGCACGTCGTCTGCAGACCGACTAGGCGAACGCCGACTAGGCGAACGTCACTGCAACCTCTGCAGAGGGGTTTCTGATGAATCCCTTGTGGTCGATGTTCTTGTAGCCGCGGGGCAGCTTGTAGCGCAACCCGACGATCACGCCCTGTGGATCACGGAACCGCAGATCGTGCTTGTCGCCGTCGATCACTCTGTGGCCAAGGTACGTCTGTGGCAGATCCGAACCGCGTCGCACAGTGAACGGAACCACCACGTTACGCCCTGCAGCGATCTCGGCGTGGATCTCGGCGTCTGTAGTGTTCTCAGTCGCCGACAGCACCCTGTACAGGTTCGGACGTGCCCAACCCATCTGCAGATCTTGACGCTTGCTGTAGTCTGTGAACACCACAGACGGAAACTGCTCTGTGAGCCACAAGGGCACATCGATATCTGATGTGCCATTGATCCGCACACACAGACGCTTGCCCTGCCGCTCTACACGGGCCAAGTTCCGCCGAACCTCTGCAGCCATCTGCGACCAGAACAACGACGGCGCACCGTCTGTAGTAGCCCCTGTGTTTGCGTACAGAGCCGTTCGTGCAAGCTTCGCACGCTCCGCCATCGCAAGCCTGCCTGCAGTGTGCAAACACGCTCCCCTGCAGCCCTGTGTGCTGTGTACACACATGTTCTCGAAGAGCATCTCTACAGAGTCACGCCACATCTGCGGCACAGTCTCACCCCACAGAAGCCCGCCCAGCCTGTGCGGCAACATGTAGCAGATCGCCTGCTCCCACTCTGTAGCGTCGGAGTCGACCCACAGAGCACCATCGGGTGCCTGTGCAGACTCATTCTTCTGCAGCTTGCCCACAGCCCTCTGTGGCGTCAACAAGTAGGCAGACTTTCCGCCACCAACCATCTCCGACAGGCTCTGCAGCAACGCTGCAGAATCGCCTGCAGGCAACCGCGTACCATCGATCCTGTAATTTCCCATCTCTGTATATCTCCTTGTGTAGTGATGTCTACTGTAGAGCATCGCGCACGCCACACACACACCTGTGTGTGTGGCGTCCATGTCGCCTACAGAGCCTCGACTATTTCGAACGTGACCCGAACGTAACGACCACGCGGACCCGTACGTGTAGGCACGTACTGTGCAGCCCTGCCTGTAGTGCTAGGCGACGTGCCCGCCTGTAGCCGCGCCCCTAGCGTGTTTATCGTTTCCAGTATTTCGATGCCTGTAGGCGCGGTGTCTGTAGCAACCATAATCACGATGCCACGTCCTCTGTGTAGAAGGGCAGACGGTCATCCTGCAGACGCTCTGCAGTCCATGCGACGCGCTCTTCCGCGTCATGATCCTGTAGGAACCACAGACCCGATGCGAGACGGTCCCGAACATAACGATCGTGGGAGTCGTCTGTAGTGCCATCGGCCCTGCAGAGATAGCACCACACTAGAACGCTATGTAGCCGCGTCGACGGTGATGTTGTGTAGCCGCGGGGCATGTAGCGCTGAATCTCTTCCATCTTTCCAGCTAGGTCATCTGTGCCACGCAGTGGCACGTACCCTAGAAATCTGTCGCCAAACTTGTTTGTCATCTGTGTGTCTTTCTGTGTGTGTGCGCTTGTGCGCTTGTGTGATGCCTGTAGGACATCTTGCACGCTACCGACCAACTACGGTCGGCCGATAGCGTGCCAGTCGCCTACAGAGTCGATCAACCCTTAACGGTAACGCCGCGCTTCCCAACGAACCCCGCGGCACGTAGAACCGTCAGACATTCGCTCATACGGATGGAAGCATCAGCGCGTGCAGCCTTAGCCTTCCTAGCGTCTGCGTCTGTAGCCTCTGGCAGACCATCGGCCCAAACGACTGCAGTCTTACGCAACTCGAGCCACGCGGCCGCGGTCACCGCCGACGGCGTCTTGCTATAGCGTCCTTTCGCCATCCCCGCATCTTGTGCAGGCGTACGCGGTCCCCGCGGACGCTTGACGGTTTCTGTAGCCTTCGGAGGGGTCGATCCTCCGCCTCGGTTCTTGCGCTCTGCAGTACCGTTCCCCTTGGGCGAAATCGTGAACGACGGCGCGTCATCCTCTGCAGGTTCTGCAGGTTCCACGATCGGCACCACAGGCAACTCGGGAGCCACAGGCAACTCGGGAGCCACGGGAGCCACGGGAGCCACGGGAGCAGCCTGCAG